TACTCGCCGATGGCGATGCTCAACATGGTTCTCAAGATCAAGACCATCACGTTCACGCAGGACCGCAATCAAGGGACGTTGACCGCGCTCGAGCTGGTCGCACCGTGGTTGCTCAAGGATGCCGGCGACTTTGACGTAAGCAATCCAACCGCACCGCAGGCGCCCGATCCAAATGCCACGCCGGCGCCGGCGGCGACATCGCCGAGCGAGCCGCCGCCGCCAAACTTGGAGCAATAAAGATGCACCGCGCTACGCCGCTCAATACCAGTTTCCGCGCCTATTCGTCGGGCGGCGCTCGCACCATGATAAGCGGGGCCGACGACGGCAAAATGATGCAGGAGATGGCCGGCAACTTTATGAAGGGCGAGACCCGCGACAAGGTCGAGTCGCCGCAAAACTATGGGTTCTCGTCGGTGGTACGCGCCGCCACCAAAGACGCGCAGGGAATGATCAAGGAAGCCGCCGAGGGGTTCATCAGCTTTATCGGCGGCAACCGATCGTTTCCGGTCTGCGCCATCATGGATGACCGGCGGCATCGCCCGATGGGTTTGAAGGAAGGCGAGAACGCGCAATATGACGATCTCGGCCAAATGACGTTGTTGCGCCGCGCCGGCTTGTTCCTGTTGTCGCTCGACGGGCCGGACGATAGCCAGAAGCAAAGCGGCGGCGGCCAGGGCGGCAGCGGCTCGAGCGGCGGGCAGCAACAAACCGTCAAACGCTTTGTTTCGATCCGGCACGTCGAAAAGAAAAAGCAGCAACGCAAAGGCGGCAGCGTTTCCGGCGGTGGCGGCTCGAGCTCGGGCAGCGGAAGCGGCGGCATCGGTAGCGCGCGCGATACCAGCGGGGGAAGCGCGAGCGGCCAAAGCGGCGGCCAGGGTCAGCAGGACTTCAAGCACGAAGGCGAGAGCGTCAATCACGAAATCCGCGTAAGCAAAGGGCGCATCGAGTTCCGCTCGGGCGACAGCGTGGTCGGCTACTACGACGGCCAAAGCAAGACCTGGGTTTTCATCGGCAAGATCAAGCTCGGGACCGAGAGCGCGAGTCATCCGGTCTACGGTGTCAATCAAGGTCTCGGCATGACGACCGATCCCAACGGCAGCGATGCGGTGCTGGTCAACGCGCCGAAGCCGGGGCCGCCGACCTCGCTGGATACGAAGCCTTAAGCGATGCCCGACATTCGGCTCGTCCAGCGCACCGACTTTCCCTACCGCACATCGGTTTCGGTGGATTGGGCGTTGCTCGGCGACGGCACGCTCGACGACACCGAGGCGCTCGCGACCGCGGTCATCGTCGCGCTCGGCACGGATCGCCTGGCGGCGATGGACGACGAGCTGCCCGACCCGGACTCGACCGATCGCCGCGGCTGGTGGGGCGACCTCGACGCGCAGGAGATATGGGGCGGCTGGGAAATAGGCTCGCGCCTTTGGCTGATGCAGCGCGCCAAGATCACTGGCTCGAATGCCGCGGTCGGCTCAACGCTCGTTCGCGTCAAGCATTATATCCAAGAGGCAATCCAGCCGTTCCTCTCGCTGCGCATTGGCACGTCGATGGACGTACAAGTCGAGCGGTTCGATACCCAGCGCATCGATGCCCTGGTGCGGCTCTATCGCGGGCCGCTCACCGCGGTCGAGCTCCGCTACCAAATTCTTTGGCAAGACATCATCGAGTGACGCTGCATGCCCTGGTCTACACCGACGCTTAAGCTCGTTCGCTCGCAAGTCCGCGACTTCATCCGCGGCTCGCTGCCGGGCGCCGACGCGAGCGTGCCGAATTCTGTGCTGCGCGTCATGTCCGATACGCAGGGCGCGCTCTGCCATCTCAATCTGCAATACCTCGATTGGCTGGCGCTGCAATTGATGCCGGACACGGCCGAGACGGAATGGCTCGACCGGCACGGCGATATCTGGCTCACCAACGCGGACGGCTCGACCGGGCGCAAGACGCCGACGCTGGCCAGCGGGACCGCGAGCTTTCAGGGGCTGGTCGATGGCGCGCTCGTGCCGATGGGGACGCAGCTCTCGGCGGGCGGCACGCCGGCGGTCGGCTACGAGACGACCCAGGACATCACCACATCGGCGTCTGCGCTGGTCACCGGGCAAATCCGCGCGCTCGATCCCGGCTCGGCCGGCAATCAAGTGGACGGCGCCGTGCTGACGATCGCGCCCGGCGTCGCCAACATCGATAGCTCGGCGACGGTCGTTCATCTCACCGGCGGCGTCGATACCGAGACCGACGACCAGCTTCGCGCCCGGATATTGCTGCGCATCCGCCAGCCGCCGATGGGCGGCGCGCAGGCCGACTACGTCAATTGGGCGCTCGCGGTGCCTGGCGTGACGCGCGCCTGGGCCGCGCCCGAGCAAGGGGTCGGAACCATGACGGTGCGGTTCCTGATGGACGATCTGCGCGCCGACGATGACGGCTGGCCGACGCCGGACGATGTGCAGGCGGTCGCCGATTACATCGACCTGATGCGGCCGGTCACTGTGAAGGATTGCTACGTGGTCGCGCCGATCAAGGAGTTTATCGATATCACGATCGCCAACCTCGAGCCGGACACGTCCGAGGCGCAGGCCGAGATCGAGCAGAGCGTCCGCGATATGTTGTTCGCCAAGGCGGCGCCCGGCCAGACCATCTACGCGTCGTGGGTGAACTACGCGATCATGAGCGCGCCGAGCGTCCAATCGTTCAACCTCATAACGACCGCTGATTACGTGATGCCGTCGCTCGGCCACATGGCGGTCCTTGAGACAATCCTCTACCAATGACGGCGCTCGGCTTCTGGCAAGAGCCGCTGCCGACCGACCGGCATATCCGCCGCAGCGGCGATGACTACACGCAGGCATTCTTGCGGTTGCTCCCGCAAGGCCAGGCTTGGCCCAAGCATGATCGCGGCGGCGTGCTGTTTGGCGTCTGCGACGGGCTCTCGCAGTATTGGGGCTTCGTCGATGGTCGCGCCGGCGATCTCTTGGAGCGCGAGAGCGACCCGCGGCAGACCGTAGAGCTACTTCCCGATTGGGAGCGGAATTTCGGTCTGCCCGATCCCTGCTATGCCGAGCCGCAGACCATAGGGCAACGGCAGCTCGCGCTTGTTATGCGGATGACGATGCAGGGCGGGCAGTCGCGCGCCTTCTTCATCGGTGTCGCGGCGCAGATCGGCTACTCGATCACCATCACGGAATATCGGACGTTTGTTTGCGGTATCGATCGCTGCGGCGACAACCGCGTCTATGGCGACGGCTCCGATCCGATGTATAACGAATGGGGCATCCCGATTAAAAATCCGAATGGGCAGAACGTCGCCGGCGGCGAGCTGTCGGAATATCCGTATTACGGGCTCGGGCCAGAGACGAACCGCTTTTATTGGACGGTCCACGTTCATCAAGCGGCGTTGACGTGGTTCCGCGTCACAAAGGGACAGACCGGCGTCGATCCGCATCTGCGCATCGGGCTCGCGACCGACCTCGAATGTTTGTTGAACCGTTGGAAGCCGGCGCATACGGAAATCATCTTCGATTATTCGGGCATCGGCAAACCAGGCGATCCTATGGCAGGGACACCATGAAATACGAACAGCCTTTCGGCATCTCAGACACGAATGCCTCTTACATCAACGGGAACCCATCGACCGGGACAATGGGCTCGATCCCGCCCGCGGCCTCAATCGAAAATCCGCAGCGCGAGATCGTCAATCTCATTGCGGATTGCGGCTTCACGCCTACCGACGCTGATTTGCATCAGCTTGGAGAAGCGATCCAGAGTGGAAAACTGTTCTATGCCGATGATGTCGGCACGCCAAATGCTATTGCGGTAACGCTGAAACCGCCGCTTCAAGCCTATGTCAAAGGCATGGTGATTGTTTCTAAAATTGGTGCCAGCAACGGCAACACCGGACCTGCAACGCTCAGTGCCAATGGGATCACACCTCAACACATCACTCACAGAGATGGGGCGCCTCTCGTTCTTGGCGACTACATTGCCGGCTCGATGCAGGCGTTCGCCTATGACGGTACAAATTTTCAATTGGCGTGGCGAGGAAGCGGTCCGAATTATCTTTTCGGGGCACGGGACTACTACGTCGCGACAACCGGGAGCGATACGCTCAACGATGGCTTGAGTTCAGCAAAGCCTTTTGCGACCATTCAGCACGCGCTCGACGTGGCGCACACGTTCAATCAGAACGGCTACAGCGTTACCATTCATGTTGGTGATGGCAACTATACAGGTCCAATTCTTTGCTATGCGATCAACGGCCAAGGGTTCATCACCATCCTCGGCAACACCGCCCAGCCGACCAACGTAACAGTGCAAGGCGTCAACGGTTCGGCGTTCCGTGTCGCGGGGACGTATAATTTCAAGGGACTGGCGGCAAGCGGGACAAGCGGGCCGGGCGATGCGGGAAACGCTTTTCAAGTCGGCTATGGCGCTCTCGTTGACATCGACACTTGCGCAATCGGATCGTGCGCCTCCTATGCGATCTACACAGGTGGCGCAGCCAACGTCGAGTTGAGCGGGCCAATCCAGATGTACGGAAACTGTCAGGGGCTTGTGACGGCAACTGCCGGCGGCCTGCTACTTGTTGACTCAGCTTGCGTCTTGACGATCAGCCCGGCGATCGCAGTCTCCGGCGCTTTCGCGAACGCCATAGATACGGCCATCGTTCAGATGCGCTTTGCCAGCATCGTCGGCGGCGGATTGGTGACCGGCCAGAAATTCAATGCATTTGGGAACGCCGTCATCGATACGAACGGGTCCGGCATCAATTACTTGCCTGGAACAGTTGCGGGCGTGCTCGCGAGCGGCGCTCAGTATATCTAAAAAGGGACAATCGCAATGGATATGTGGAACCATTTTTGGCTTGCGGATGACGGTCGGGTATTCGGGAGCGCCAAACAGATCACCTCGGATACGAGCGACCCTGATTATGTGGCGTGGAGTGCCAGCAACGTTCCGACAGCGTGGCCGCGCGACAAAGCTGGTAATCAAACAAACGCGGCACTGCAAGATGTGCTCACGCCATACAATCTATTTGTCGATCTTTCCGCTTATGCCGCCAATGTGCGTTACAGGCTCGCCTGCGGCGGCGTGACCATTTCGAGCATCAGTCCGTCCCCATTTCTGACTGATCCGATTTCGCGCAACACGATCGACAGCGCCAATAGTTATGCGGTGGCAAATCCCGGTCATGTCACCGATTGGAAGTTAGCCGACGGCAGCTTCATAAAATTGACCGCGGGGCAACTTGCGACGGTGTTGCAGGATGTGGCGACCTTCGTGCAATCTTGTTTTACTTGCGAGAGTAACACGAAAGTCGGGATCGACGGCGGCACCATCACGACGCAGGCACAGATCGACGCCGCCTTTGCTGCTATTTCAAACGTCATTCCGTAGGGCATGGCCTCATGGCGATCGTCAACATCACGGTCGAGAACGACGCCGATTTCTACCGCTTGTTTCAATACGTCGCGGTGGACTCGGGATCGCCGATCAACATCACTGGCGCTTCGCTTGAGATGATGCTGCGCCGGCATGCGGCGGATGAGACTGCGGTGTTGAGATTGGCGACCGATAGCGGCGACTTCATGCTAACCGATCCCGTCAACGGGTTCTTTACGCTGCGGATTAACCAGCCGGTTCTTCAAGGGCTCGGGCTCGGCAGTTTCGACCATTCAAACATTATGACGCTCGGCGCCCTCAAGACGAGAATTTGGGGCGGCGTGTTTATAGTCAATCCGGGGCCGACGCGATGAGCTTCGTTGAGATCATCACCGACGCCAATGTTGTCGCCGTGGCAGACATGGCCGACGCTGTAGTTCTCATCCCGTATGACGAGATCGAGACGATCGCCGCCGGTGAACAAGGCCCACCGGGGCCTCCGGGGCCTGCCGGTGGGCCGCCAGGACCAGCGGGGCCGCCTGGTCCGCAGGGGGCGCCGGGCGGCCCGCCAGGACCGCCAGGGCCGCAGGGCATCCAAGGTCCGCAGGGGCCGCAAGGGCCACAAGGAGCGGCTTCGACCGTACCGGGTCCGCAGGGGCCTGCGGGGCCTCAAGGCCCGCGGGGAGCGGACTCGACCATCCCTGGACCGCAGGGGCCGCAGGGCGCGCAGGGCGCCCAAGGATCGCCGGGCGCACAGGGACCAACCGGGGCCTCGGGCGGGCAAGGACCGATCGGCCCGCCCGGTCCGCAGGGTCCGCAAGGCAATCCGGGTGCGGCGTCTACAGTGCCGGGACCGGCCGGGCCGGCCGGCAATACGGTGCTGTATGGCTCGACCAATCCGGTTGCTGCGACCGGCGTTGACGGTAATTTCTACATCAACACGTCAATCAATTCTATCTTTGGACCAAAGGCGGGTGGCGCTTGGCCGGCGGGCGCTTCGATGATTGGGCCGCAGGGGGCGACGGGCGCGCAAGGCAATGCCGGCGTTGACGGCAACACTATCCTGTATGGCGCAGCCGACCCGACCGCCGGCCAGGGCGTCCCCGGCGATTTCTATATCAATACGACAACTCATTATTTGTTTGGTCCGAAGGCCGCAGTAACAGGAGGCGGCGGCTCTACGACTTTGAACCCTGGCGACAAGGAACCCCACATATCGCTGTCGGGTGGCAACCTGACGGCGACCGGGACGGCAGGGTGGACCGGCAGCGTTCGTGCAGTCGATGGGCAGTCGTCTGGCAAGTACTATTGGGAATGCACATTAAATGGTGCCGCCGTCCAGAGTGGAGTTGGAGTCAGCATCAACGCACTTCCCATTGCGACAGTTTTCGGCGGCACTGGTACTGGTCAGGCCGGGCTCGCGCAGAGTGGTGTTGTTTTTGTTGACGGGTCGAGTTTTGGTCTTACCATTGGTGGTGTGGGAGGTTCAACTCTTTCGTTCGGGACCATCCCCAGTGGGACTGTGATCTGTGCTGCAATAGACGTGCCCAACAAATTGATGTGGTGGCGTCTCGGGGCGGCTGGAAATTGGAACAACAATTCAAGCCGCAATCCCGCGACTGGCGCGGGCGGTGTCAGCATTCCGAATATACCGACAGCTTATCCATCCATTTCCTTCGGTGGTGCAGACACAGTCATCGCCAATTTCGGTGCATCGACTTTCATCGGCGCGGTGCCATCCGGGTTCACGGCGGGATGGGGGACGGCATCGACGGGTGGCTGGCCCGCTGGCACATCACTTGTAGGTCCACAAGGGCCGCAGGGCATCCAAGGCATTCAGGGTATTCAAGGCCCTGCGGGGGCCGGCTCGCCCTCAACCGTCCCGCCGCTCATGGACGGCGCGGCGGCGATCGGCAGCTCAACGAACTTTGCCCGGCAGGATCACATCCATCCGAGCGACACGTCGAGGCTTATCAAGGCCGGCGACATAATGGGCGGGCCGCTTATCCTGGCCGCCGATCCAACTGTTGCGCTCGGCGCCGCGACCAAACAATATGCCGATGCGCACGCGACCTACCCGTTCCTGTCGATCAACGGCGGCATGGCGATTAGCCAGGAGCGTGGCTTCGGCACGGGTTTAGTTTGTCAAAATGCCGCTGGATACACTCACGATGGTTTCCTTGCTGTTGCGCAAGGCGCTCCAACAATAACCGGCTACCCCACAACGACGACACTCCCAGGTTTCGTCAATCAATTTGCGGTAACTATTTTGACTCCTTACGTATCGACGCTGGCAGCGGCCGATGCGGCTTACGTCTACCAACCCATAGAAGGGCTCAGAATTGCGCGACTAGCGTGGGGCACAGCGAATGCGCAGCCGGTTTCAATCGGATTTTGGGCATGGTGCGCGCTTGCTGGCTCGATCACTCTTGGCGTG